AATAAAAGTGTCAGGAAAGGCCATTTTCGTCGTTTTATAGCCACCTGAGGATAATGCTCCACCACCAGACATATCAGTTAATGATATTTCTGATGCATCTATCTTTGTACCAAATGCTTGTACCTTAACATTATTACCTTCTTTATAATTAATATACAATGTATTATAATTTTTATTAGTTGCAGCAGATCCCATATCAAATTCTTTTGTTTGATATAATACTTGACTACCGCTTTTAGTGCTAGGCGTTTTACTCCACTTAACTAAATCTATAGTGTCTGGATTACTGTTTAGTCCTGCTACTGATTGCCACCAATATAAATCACCATTATTAAAGTTTACTAAGTTTGTAATATCTCTATTACTAAATGTATTAGATTGTCTCCATGATTCTGATTTTAAATCATAAAATAATATGTTTTGATTTTTATTAACTATAATTAATTCTTTACTCTTAGGTAAATAACCTATAACATTATTATCATGATAGTGCGTTGTTGACCAGTTAGTTAATTTTGGTTGTCCATTTTGTGCTAAATTAATATCTATAACTTGTTGTCCATTATAAATATATGCACCATATGTATTAAACCAAGCAACAAAACCTTCCCCCTTAACTACATGATAGTCTTTTTCACAACCTTTATGTTCATACTCAGCTTCTAAAAATTCTATATCTCTAGATACATTTATAATAAATAATTTATTTCTTTTAAACTGTAATAGTTTATTACCTAATGATTCTAATTTAATAATAGTGTCACCATCTTCTACTTCTACATCTATAAAAGTATTTTCTGGAAAGTTATCAAATTGATTTGGTAATGACTTTAATACTCTATCAGACTTAGTTACAAGTTTTCTTTCACTATCATAATACTGTACATTACCTGCATAAACTCTTCTATTTAATATTGTAGATGTTTTAAATCCTGTATTAGCCTCACCTATAACAGAAGGACCTTCTACGATATATGGTTCTGCTATAGATAAATCAGTTATACCATCAGCTATAAATCTATCTGTACTCGCCCAACCTGCTATAGGCCATGTCCATTGTTTATCACTATTTAATGTGTATGGAAATAAAAATTGATATGTACTACTACCAGCATAACGTAATCCTTTTGCAAAATCTACTTCTGCTAATAAATATTTTACTCCTATATTAGTAGAATTATCAACAGCAACACCTTCTTGAAATCCATCCATTAAAGCATAGTATATTTTAAATCCAGAATATCTAGGATCTTTATCGCCCATACGACCTGTTAATCCAAAATATAATTTTTGTGCTACATCTGTACTGCTTCCTCCTACAGATACATGTTGATATACACTACCTAAATATACTGCAACAGACTCTGATTTATTTGTATCGCTATCATAATTAGAATATACTTTAGATGCCCATAACCCATATCTTTTGCCTGATTTAGGTTTAATAGTTGTATCGTCATCAGCATTAACATCATTTCTAAAATATGCTATAACTGCCATAGAACCTTTACCATCAGAAGTGTAACCGCTTGCATTGTCTAGATAACCCTCTAATAAATCATGCATTTCTACAGCAGTTACTTCTACTTTATTTACATTTGCAGATGTTCCCATGGCATAAGTACCAGTACTTTGTACATCTAACATAAATATTTCAGAGTCATTATCAGGATGAAAGTGTGTCATCTTATTGTATAGTTTATCTGTTTCATATGCTACATTACTATTAGTACCACCTTTTATAGGTGCTATATGTAAATCACTAGATATATAAACATTTGATAAAGAATTATTTATAGGTGATGTAGATGTAGTATATCCAAAGTTTCTATCAAAGTTATAATAACCTAAAACCTGTGGAGTATTACCTGCATTACCATAATGAGGTACAACTCTTATCTGTCCATCAACTGAGTACATCTCTACTAATGATGCAGTATTACCATAGTCAATAGTTGTAGCTTCTGCTGCACTATTAGTAACATCATATATACGAACTATACTATCAGTCTTATCATTAATAAATAAATACTCAGTTTCATTAATACCAGCTGCACCAAAGTTTCTATCTAAGTTTGTATGTAATAATCCATTACCATAGTTCAAAGCATCTATAGCTGTAACATCATTAGAACTAATGCTAGAAGCAATAGATCTACCTTCCATTACTAATTTACCTGGTATTTCATTAGATACATTTAATAATACTTGTGATTCAACATCTAATATATCTCTACGATTAGTATTATTATTTAAACCACCACTAAAATTAGATATATTTTTAATTAACTTTGGCACTTTCTTTCCTCAACTTTACACAAAGCATATTACCTCTAGTAATATCATTCATATTTATAACCTTAACTTTTTTCTTTGATTTAGTTTTAAGATTATACTTACGTCTGCTATCACTAATAGACTTGCCTTTAAATTCTTGGCCTTTACCAGTCTCTGTATTAAACATTGCCATCTATTATCTCTCCCCATAAAGATGTTTTACCATCTATTATCTCCACTATTTCTACTTTAAACTCACCGTTAGTATACCAGTCAACAACAGCAAATGCATGACCCCAGTTATGTAGTCTACCTTTGAGCCATTTATTTTGTTCATGTGACATATCTTTCAAACATCCCAATGACCAAGCACCAATGTTACCATTAAGTTTTGTTAGTGTGTGTCGTTGTATGTCGTGTGTATGTCCGTATATTACATTTTCTCCATAGGTTTCTAAATGTTTCTTTGCATGATATGTTGTAGCAAATGCTCCATGAAAGAATGTTAGCTTACCTATTTGTATTGGTAAATTATACTCAGTATATTTATATCCTCTTTCTTTTATTTTACACGCTTTAAAAAAGCTATAATTACTAAGATAGGGATACTTATTAGAAAAATTATCCAGCCAGAGATCGTGATTGCCTTGAAGTAAATATTTCTTTTTACATTTAACTTCTTCCAATACTTTATCCCAAACATCTAATCCTTCATTTACCAATCGTATATCTTCATTAACTATAGGTAATTGAAACTCAAGTGGTGGTAGTTTCTTATCTTTATATTTCCATGCTGATACGGACTCCCACTCCCCAACATCTCCTAGATTAACAAATACATCTGGTTCTATTTTTTGTATAGCTTTTACTACACAATTAACTGCAGCTTTATCTTGTAACGGATAATGCTGGTCTGGTATTATTATACCACGTTGCTTAAGTTTCAATGGTACCTCCTATTTTTTATCTAAGGCTTTTTTAACTTCAGCCCATAGTTTGTCATCAAGTTTGTTAGATGATTTAGCTACTAACCAATCACCTAAATGCATGATAACTGCTTTAATTAGTTTTTCTGTTCCTAAACTAGTTAGAACTTTACCTAATATTGGTCCCATTATTTTTTCTCCTCACAGTTTTTATCGCAAGCTTCAAGACCTTTCATATATCCTTGATGCTCAATGATCATTTGTTTTACTTCTGCTAGTCTAGCATTAGCTTCCTGTATATTACCAGCAAGCTCATTATGTTGCTCTACTAATGATTCCATTTTACTTTCTGCTTCTTTTTTAAGGTCGACTTTTTCTTTAGCCATTGTTTCTCCTTACTTTTTTTTACGTTTTTTATTAGCAAATTTAGCTACATCATATACTGTCATAGCACCTGCTAAAGGTAATCCAACTCCTGGTATAAAAGCAACTGCTCTTTTAGCTCCAGCTTTTAACAATAGTTTCTTACCACCTTGTTTAACAGCAGCTTTAACCCTCTGATTTTGTAATTCAGCTTTATATTTTTTAGCTATCTTTGGTTTTACATTAGGACTTGCTTTATCATAAAGTGCTCTAGCTTTCTTTTGAGTTGCTTTAAACTTACGACCTGCTGATCCAGTTTTAGGGTCAGGTAAAGTTCTGCTTGAAATAACTTGTTGTCCGCCTTTTTGTCCTGGTTGAGTAGTTAGTTTTAAAGGTTTATTTTTAGGTTGACCGTAAACTTTTTTCTTGAAAGATTTTTCTTTTTTAATCTGACTAGTTGTTTTAGTTTTTGGTCCTGTAGCACTTGTACTCGCAGGCAATCTTTTAGGTGCATTCTTAGCTGCTTTATTTAAATCTTTTACAGCTTGTTTACCTGCAGCTTTTTTAGCTTTAAAATCAGATATCATTCCAGGTATTTTTGTTGCACCAAAAGCTGTTTTACCAGCTGTATATGCTGCTTTAGTAGCACCCACTCCAACTTTGACTGCACCTTTAGCTACGGTAATTCCACCACCTACTGCTGCTCCTGTTGCAAAAGCTGCACCGCCACCTACTACAGCAACAGTACCTATATTCTTTGCAAGCTTACCAAGGTCACCTTTTTTTCTTTTGGGTTTCTTAGTTGTTATTGGCATAACGCCCTCCTCTTCTGTTATTTTCTAAGAGCTCTATTTAGTTTTCTATTTTTTCTAGCAGCTACTCTACCTTTTTTTCTAGCAGCCATACGTTGTTTCATAGTTGTCTTAGTTTTTTTAGTGGTCAAGCCCTTACCACCTATAGTTGTTTTAGTTTTACCTATTCTAGCTTTTTTCTTAATAGCTCTACCTTGTTTTAAGCTAGCCTTTTTAGTAACCTCTGCTTTAGTTTTAGTACTATACTTTTTACCTTTATATGTAAAAGTTTTTTTACCTGCTTTTCTATTTGCTGCAAATGTTTGTCCAAAAGTCATAGGTTTTTTCTTTTTTGCTGGCATTCTCATTGTTATCTCCTAACAGTTTTTAATTGTAATATACTTATTTTTTTATTTCTTTCCTAATACTTTCTAAAACAGATTGTTCATCAAACTTCATTGAGATACCTGCTTCAAATCGTTTTACCTCTTTACCATCCTGAAATATAATAATAGTTGGTACTACTTTTATACCCCATTCCTTTTGTATTACTGCACCAATAGTTTTATTAGTTAAGTCTACTTCTGCTATATAGCAATCTTTTAACTTAGCAATATCTAATCTATTAGCATAGTTCCAAGAAGCATTTACTTGTACTACAGCACATTCTTCTAGGCTCATTAATTGTATTGCTTGAAAACTATTTAAATTAACTGACTGTGAGTGTAGCCATGTAGACGATAGTCCAAGCAATAAGCATAATGATAATATAAACTTTTTCATGATTCATCCTCATTTATTATTCATATCTATAAGTGTTTGAGTAATAGCTTTTGTGTCTTCTTTGATATCATCTACCTTCTCTTCTAACTTATCTACTTTATTTTCTGTATTAAGTATTGAATCTCTAATCATCTGATCTTTAAGATCATACTCCATACGTGATACTTCTGGTTCTGGCAATTCTTTAGCAAGTTCTATTTCTGCTTGTAATGAATACCACATACCAATAATCATACCTACAGTAACTAAGATACTAATACCTGTTTCTATAGATAATGTAAATTTAGTGTCTTTACCTACTTCCATTTTTATTCCCCTATTTCTGAATGCACTAATACGCCACCTGCGTAAAAGTTATTATTTTTTGTTAATATTGTATACGTTTCTGTTTCGTCTGGACTTACTAAATATGCTTCTATCTTTCTTGTTTTGTCCATAAATCTTATTTCATCGCCTTTCTTAATTTCTTCTGCATCTAATCCATATAGTTCTTTTGTTTTTTCTGGATTCATGCAAACCATAGTACCATCTATTTTATATATAGGGTGGTCTTTAGTAATAGATAATCCTCTATTTAATGTAGATGTATTTCCATGTGAGTATGTTATATCTTCCATATCTTCAAAATAATATACAACTAAATCACTATGTTTTGGTTTTTCTATGCGTAATATTTCAACTTCTTCTATTGAATTAGTTTCAAAATTATATGACATAACCATATCACCAACTTCTAATTCACTAATATGTTTGTAGTAATCTTTACAATTAACTGGTACTGCTTCATGTATACAAAATCCTTGTCCAAAACTTGTAACACTTGTTTGTAAAGTCATTGTAGTATTTGTAACGCTATTGTTAGTAAATGTTATATCTCTCATAGCACTTTCTGTAACATTTGAGTGTGGTAAAAAACAAAACCTAGCATTACAAGTTACATTACTACCAGTAAAATCAATATCCC